GCTTGTCGTGATTAGATAACTGTGCGTCGTAATTGGATAAGCGTCATTGCCTAATGTAAATACAATAGATACCTCACTAACTGAGGTAATACAACAATGACTAAATTAGACACTAAAACAGCACAGGCAATAGCTAACCTAATAGATAGCATTGAGACCAACAACATCATGCGCGAAATGGCAAGAGAAAGACAGGAATATGGCAGCGAGTCTTTTTGGTTAGCTCAGGAATTTAAAGACATTATCCGACTTAAAGAAGAATATGGCATACCCCACACTAATTACGATTGGGCCGTAACTTGTATGGCCAAAGAAATATTCGCAAATGCAAAGCTAACAAAACGCTTTAAAGTCGCAAACAAATAAGCGTCATTGTCTGGTATAGCATAAAGTGTCACAAACTAACAGAGGTAATACAGCATGAGAGACATTAAAAAATACACTGGAACAATAACCGACCTCACAAGGCTACCAAGTAGCTACATGGGAAATCCGCGGTATTCTTTTATGATTGAGGGTATTAGGGTGGTCACTGGCGTGGATTCAATGCATGGTTACGGAATCGGCAACTATGAAAACAAACGAATAACAGTTACCGTTGGAACACATTATAACAGGCTAACATTAGCCACCATTGAGACTCGATAACAATAACTCGGAGCAATACAACATGAGCGATTACATTGGAAAACAATATAGAACGCGCGGCAAGCATCCAAAGTTATGCACAGTGATTGACGTGCATACTACATATAATAAGGATGGGGAAAAGGTAAAAACTCGCTATGTATCTGAGCATGATTTTTTAGGGCAAAAAGTAATAGATAAAGACGTTTGTTTTGCAACTATTTTAATGAATGAGGTGGCAGAATGATTGAACTAATGGCCTTTGTAATTGTTGTTATAGGTGGCGCTATATTGTGGGAGTCAGAACAAATAATTGAAGCACAAAAAAAGGGTAAATATAAATGAATCACGCGCTGCAAATAAAAACAAAAGAAGAAGCAAGGATTGAGGCACGCAAAGAAGTCATAACCGAAACGATTGCATGGCTGATACTAATACCAGTAACACTCATGGCTGGGCTTGGAGTCTTTGCTATCACAGTCGCTATACTAATCAACTAGGAGTATTACAGCAATGGATATCTCGGAACATTTAGAACAATTTTATCTGGAATTTTATGACACTTGCCAATTGGGGGCAAACATTGAGGCTAGCATTCTTAAACGTGCGCACACAAATATGCTAACAAGCGAGGAAATAAAAACACTTCTGAACATGGGTCGCATGATTCACAAAACCCGCCAAATTGCCATTCACGATTCAGTATGGTGGGAGCCAATAACAGACGCAAGGAGTAACAACAATGTATCAGGCTAAACCTAACTTAAATAACAACCGCGGACTACAAACATTCGAAACAGCAGAAGAAGCGGTAAAATACCTAAACGATATTACAGGTTTTGCAATGGCAGAACAGGACTGGAAAATCATCAACAAACTAATCAGAATCTAACAACACTAAGGGGCTTACGCCCCTTTTTCCTCAGTTACAATTAACCTTTTTAGATACCATTCCGCCTTCTTCAAGGACTCAACACCTCCCTTCTCTTTATATCTCCAAAGGTATTTTATGCAACAAGCCTTACAATGTGCCGCAAACTCTGCCCTAGTCATACTGGCCTCAATCGCATCTATACACTCAACTTTGCCTTGATAATGCGACGGATTGTTAACATTACAATTCCCTGCCATTTCGTTGTCTTTAAACGCCATTTTAACTCTCTCCTAATTAATCTTTAGTTTCCTCAAGGTGTTTATTTAAAGATTCCAATATGTACACATTTTTCGTAAATGGAACGTATGTTTCTCTTTTGGGCGACGGCTCAGTTAGTGCTTCAGGGTCGCATTGTGAATAATGCTGATAGATAAGCTCTTTAATCGCAGGAGCGATCTCAAATCTAACGTCTGGATACTTAACTCTTCTAAATGTTCCGTGCTGGCTACCGCCTATAAAACCTATTGTCTCCATAACTACCTCCTAATCTTTAGTCTCTGTGTATAGCATACTCTCCAAAATGTTTGCCATACCTTTCTCCAACTTCCTTATGCCCATCACCTCTACCTAAATTATTTACATCGTAATAACCCACATACACAAAACTCTCTCCTTCCCACTCTATATAAAATGGAGAAACTTCTTTTGAAAAAACTCGCACTGTTTCTAGACTGTCTAATAGGTCTTTATTTATACGGCGTAATAGATCTTTATCTAGTGGAAAATCGACTCTATGTTTACCGCACAAACTTTCATACGTAATAAATCTGAAACCGTATGGTGGACGGACAAGGATCATTGTGCTCAATGACTTGCGTAGAGCATCATCAAATTTTTTCCCATTAGGTTTTTTAGGACTATTAATCAGTTCCACAATACACATTACCACTACATATACGCATATCGTGCAGAAAATCAGTTCAATTAAATCAATTTCCATAACTACCTCCTAATCTTTAGTTGCCCTTGTGCAAACGTCTCCACCAGCAACATGAACCATCGTTTCCACTTGAATGTGGCTCGCTGAAAACACCTCCGCTAATGCCTTTAATCCTTTTGCATTCTCAATCAAACCCTCAGCAATGCTCGACATTGTTCTCACCACGCTTTTATCAAATTCTACGCCAGTAAATGTGCAGTTATGAAATTCAGCCGCATTTGTTTTATTATTTTCATTTGTCATTTTTAAATCTCCTAATTAATATGGCGTTACCGTTGATCGCTCAACCTCGCCATGATCTACATGATATGTAATTGAGTGTGCTGCCCTTTTCGACACAAATCCACCTCTAGCCGCGTAAGCATCTCTAGCCGCCAGCGTAGGGTGTCTCTCCACAATAGCCCCCCCGCCCTCTGAAATATGAGCCTCTTGGTGGTGATAATGCCCTGTATGAATGTAGCAATACTCTGTATCACCCCACATTGACCTGTAACGTGGCTCACTGGCAAACAACTGGGGTAATTGTTGATTTTTCTTTTTGTGACCATGATGAAAACCTAACATGATGTTGCCATGTTGGTGAGCATAGTATGGAAACTCAGTATCATCTACCTCCAACCTGTCATTATCACGATAAATCTGCTTTGCCGCTTTTCTTAACCATGCGCTACCAAACTCGTCGTGGTTGCCCTCGCATACAATGATCTTAACCTTGTTAAACTTAGTCAACATTAACTCAACACAGCCCATCATAATAATCATAGATAGCTCGATCATCTTAGAGCTACGGCTATCTGCGTCTAAAACGTGGCCGCTGGCTGGCGTAACCGCTTTTAATGAATCAAAATGCAAGAAATCACCTTGTAAATTTAAGATACCCAGTTCAGAGGCAGGCGAATTATTTACTAACTGGTTGACAGCCTTAAAAGCCGTACTTTCTGCAATTTTAACGTCCCAGTCTCCCCCAGTTTCAGCCTCCCAAGCGTACATGCCTAAATGGTAATCTGTAAGCGTAATTAGCGTACACAACTCACTATTCACTATAAGGGGGGATTCAATTACAGGCGCAGGTAGCCATTCATAGTTATCTATCGCGCTTAATATCGTTTCAATCGCTAATTGCTTGTCTGGTGACTGCTTAACCCACTGCAAACCAACACTACCGTCTGCTTTATAAGCTGTGCTAACACCAGTTACACCAAAACCGCTAGCCGTTTTATGTAGAAAATCAGACTCAGGCTCGAAACCCCCTGTAGCAGATTTATTTTTTGCACCTGTAATCGCTTGTGTAACTGAGCTTTTAGACTTTCCTAGCGCATCAGCCGCTTTACGGTGGCTACCATGCTCTATGACAGCCTCAACCGCCTCAATCTGCTTTTCCGTAAGCCGATCATAAACTTCTCTTAAATAAAATAAATCACTCATCACTCTCTCCTTTTAAATATAGAGTCGATATAGATAGAACCTTTTTCGCCCTCAAGACACAGTATTCAAGGCCATTTATTTTTCTGTCACGTTCCCTTAACTCTTCTCTTGCTTTGTCCACGACTCTCTCTACGTCACACAAAAGAGTATCTACAGCCTCTGCAACGCGGTAAATACAAAACCTTTCACTATCAAAATCCACACCATGTTTTTCAAGAACATCTATAATTGCACCAGTTTCGTTTTCTGCATGATCCATCACTCTCTCCTTTAGTTAATAGCCCGTTGTCGCCACAGGTGGGCTAGTCCTGTTCGCAGGATAGGAACCCTATCAGGCTAGAATGGTATGTCATCGTCAAAATTATCTTGCTGCGGTGCTTGTTGTGCTTGTTGTGGTGCTTGTGGTTCTTGGTCAGTGTAGAAAATTTTAACATTACCCAGTATAGGAGTTTGCAATCCCTGCTCTCTCTCTTCTTTGTCTAGCGACTGGGAAATAAAACCATGATCGCCGTACTCATTTGTTTCATCCGTATTGATAAAGGTAGTCAAGTCAAGATATGTGCCTTTCTTGCCAGCGTACAGCCTTTTTTTGTCAATCTTTGTTACATCAATTTTCACGCTTAGTCCAATTTTCATCTAATCTTCTCCATCGTTGTTAAAATAATATCTACAGACTTGTCAATCTCGGCCTGTAGCTTTGCTAAAAACTCTTCGTCACGTTTAACTGGTATTAACAAGGGCTTTACCTTTGGGTGATAAGCAAACAAATCCCAAGATTCTGCGCCAGTAATTAGCATACACCCCTGCACTTGCTGAAAATACGCGCTTTTAAAAAGTTCAGGTTTTAAATGGTACTTAACCATCGTGCTTGCTTTAGGGCATTTGATCTCTAGGCCTGAGACTATTTTATCATCATAAATAACACCGTCAGGACTGCAACCGTACTCGCCAGAATCATGCAAAATAAAACCATGCTCGGCAACACTGGCACCATAAATGAACTCGTAGGCTTTTCGCGCCTCCGACTCTAATTCTTTACCTCGCTCCATGTGTTCATTCGTGTAAAAAGAGTCCGACTCGCCAGTTAAACGCTCACCGATCAATTCATACACATACCCCACAGCTTGCTTTGACGGCTCTCCTTTTGTTGTCACTAGCTTTTTAAAATTACTCGCTGAAAGTTTGCCGAGCTTGCTTTCATGCCATTCTTCTGAACCCTGCTCATGGTCTAGGATAATCATTTTGATTCGGCCTCATAAAACCCCTGTTCCCACTTTTCTCCGACAGTCCAGCCGTTCCAAACAAAACTAGGGACTTTAGGTGTGCCGTCCTTTTTTAAAAGGTGCAAGTTTCTTAACATTACGGTTGCCCTATATATCGGAGCAAGGCGTTTTTCAGACCGATATTCTGTAAGTTCTTCATCAGTAAAAAGGTGCTTGTTGTCTCGCACAAATTTATTTAAAGACCTAAACCTGTAGTGTTTTCCTCGCTTTATGAACCACCAGTCTTTGCAGTTATGGTTAGTTTCTGAAGCACCATTTAATCCATCTATGGGATTTGGTACGCCCATTAAAGCCCTTGAGATTTTTGCTCTGTATTCTGGTGTTTTTTGAATATCAGATAAAGCAACTCTAATGTTATTTTTATGCTCTTCTGTAAGCGGAATTCCCAAGCGATCTTTGCCCATTGCTTGTTTAGTTTCTTCGCTGTGTTTCCATCCTTTTTTTGGCATTAGGATTTCCCCGCTATCTTTTTGCCTATGTCGGCAAGTTGATCATCAGTCCTTAGCTTTTTCTTAGCCTCCAAAGCACTTACAACTCGCTCATAATCATAGGCTAAAATCTTTTCAATTTTATCCACTTTTACCCAACTCAAAAATTTAGGCTGATCTACTTTTGTTTCATCAAGTAATTTTTTAATAGCAATCACCTGATCTTCACTTACGGTTGCCTTGCTAACCGCCTCTGGTAAATCTTCGCCTGCATATATGTAGGCTCCCAAACCATGCATGGCAATAGCCTTTACTAAACACCGCATTCGAGCGTCCGAAATATCTCTTGACGTAGGGTTGGCAATAGACTTGTTTCTATTATCCATAACTGGTAGCCACATAGAGTGGGATTTTTCTTTTACAGTAACAGAAACACTCACCTCACAAGTACCATTTTCAAGAAATGATGGGGGTGCATATGTGTAGCTTGCATCGGGATAATTATCCATTAAAGTAGACCAAGCCCACGCCCAAGAAAGGTACGACAACTGGCCTTTTTTCTCAATGTGCTGACTGCAATCTATCGCTGACAAAGTTTTCCATGTACTCATTGCTCACTCCTCGCTGTTTCATTTTGTTCAATCATGTATCTAAAGCCGTAGCCCATATCATACGCTTGCGACTCACCTTCTTTGTGAGGATAACCTTTGCGCGCATCATAGTCACCGCGGTCAATGTCATTTAAAAAGTCTTTATCATGCATTACTTTACCTCCTTTTTCATTTCTGCTTGAGCCTGACCAATAATTTCAGACAGCGCACCCTCAATATACAAATAGATAGCATTACGGTATTCAATATGCAAAGCACCGCCTACAAAATAGCCATAAATAAGCTCTAGCCATTCACTGTAATTATCTCGGTCAATCATAGGTGGAAGTATATCGTCGCACCAGTTATCATCATTTAGTAGGAATGCTTTACAAATACAGTCTTTTTCTTTATCAGTAAAATCTATTAGATCAGCTGTATAAAAAGATTCAAGAGAATAAGCTGCTTCTTCAACGGCCTGACGCGCCTCTTTAGTAATATTCATGTAGCTCTCCTTTAGTGATTTAACGTCTACTATACAGTGTTTACGTTTAGTGTCAACCCCCTATTGCAAATTCATTGCTTAGGGTATATGATGTAATCTCAACTAACGGAGATAAAGTGATGAACATTAAGAAATCTTTAACGCATTTTATGAAAATCAATGAATATAATCAGGCCGATATCAGCAGGCTTGCTGTCTTAAACCCTGCTACTATTTCTTTAGTCATTAATGGTCACAGGAACCCAACTTGTGAGACTATTCAAAAGCTATCTGATCTGTTTAAAGTAAAGGTATCAGAATTTATAGCGGCTGGTGAGTGATGGATAATCCATCGTATTACGCGATTATCCCTGCTAGTGTTAGATATGACGCTACGCTCTGCGCTAATGCCAAACTTCTGTACGGTGAGATTACCGCATTATGCAACAAAGAAGGAAGATGTTGGGCAGGAAATGCTTATTTTGCGAACTTGTATGGTGTTAGTAAGGTATCTATTTCAAAATGGGTGCGCCAGTTGGCAGAAGCAGGCTTTATTCAAACAGAGATTCAGTACGCGGAGGGTACTAAAGAAATCTTAAATAGGTATATAACTTTAGTTAATGAGGGTAGTAAAGAAAAGTTAAGTACCCCACAAAGAAAAGTTAATGACCCTATTAAAGAAAAGTTTAAAGATAATAATACAGTTAATAATACAACTAATATTACAGTTAATAATAATGTCCATTTTGATGCTTTTTGGTCTGCTTATCCTGTTAAAAAGGGTAAGTTAGCCGCAAGGAAAGCATGGGATAAGTTGAAGCTAAGTGACGATGTTATTAAATTGATTGCTGAAAACATGAAGGCAAGACTGGATGCAGGGGAATGGGATGATACACAATACGTCCCACACCCTGCTACGTTTTTGAATGGTAGGCGGTGGGAAGATGAAGTTTCACCAGTAAAGCAAAAGCCTATGAGAAATAATGCTGGGGTGTTACGCAGTGATTCGATAAAGGGAAGAGGCATAGAAGAAAGTTTAGCCAATACTGATTGGGCTTACGACAACTAACAGGAGAAGGTGATGGATAAAAAACGAGACCGAAGATCAATACTTATAAAGTATTTAGGCAATCACAAAAGTTTAACTTATGGAGAGTTATACACTAGGACAGAATTAGCCGAATGCTTTGACGTTTCAACTACGTTTGTAAACTATAAACTAAAAGGCAAAATTGTGGCTTACGATAAAGATTTTGTAAAGATTAAAGGCGTAAGAAAAATTCCAGTTTTAACTTTTAAAGGTAATTTCACTGGATTAAAAGATGGAGGCAAATACACTTGCGCGGAAATCTCTAAAATTACAGGAATACCAAAAAATACTTTGCATAAGCGTTTAAATATGAAAAGAGTTGTAGAGAGCAAACATTTAAAGCCTACAAGGAAAGGAAATTCAGAACCTCTTTTTGAAACATTAACCGCACAAATAAGTGCTTTATGGCTAAAAAGGAAATTAATCTAATGCCAGAAGGATACACAATAAACAGCGAGAGCCGTTTAAAATCATTTAAAGCCCTGTTAGACGGACTTTATAAGGACAAGCCATACGTTAGGGTAGATTACTACACGCACAAGCCTAGAACGCCACAACAAAACACTGCCTTGCATGCTTTTTTGGGAGAAATAGCTGAGAAATGTAATGATGCAGGATATTGGCTTAAAATAACTAGCCCTGTACTTAAAGGGGAGGTTGAGATACAGTGGACAAAACAAAATGTTAAGGAAAGAATGTGGCGGCCAGTGCAAAACGCGCTTTATCCAGAAGCAAAAAGCAGCAAAAATTTAAGTACGGTAGAGTTGTCGGCAGTTGCAGAACGATTGTCTGGTTATCTTTGGGATAATCATAAAATACGGGCACAAATGGGGAAAGACAGTGGCAATTAAGCTAGAGGCTTGTGATACATGGTGTAGTAAAGTTGTTAGACAGAAAGCTAACTACACTTGCGAATACTGCGGCAAGCAAGACAGTAGAATGGAATGCTGTCACATTCATGGGCGCAGGGCTAAGTCTGTTAGGTGGAGTTTAGACAATCTTGTGTGTATGTGTAGTCACCACCATCGGTACTTTACTGAAAACCCTACAGAGTTTACAGCATGGCTAGAAGAATACTTAGGAAAAGGTCATATGGAAATGTTATTAGAAAAGAAAAACATTTTAATGCCTACAACAAAGCTACTTAGAAAAGAGATAGCTAAACATTACAGGCTAGAGCTTAGGAAGATGGAGCAAGACCCTAGCTACGAGCCTGTATCATACAACTAGGAGAGAGCAATGAAGATACTACACGAAATACTTAAAGACTGTGAGCAACACAACTTGCACGATCACAAAGAAACCTTGCTAAATATCATTGAGTCAGTGTTGTACTTAGAAGCCATACCAAGCAAAGCAAGAGGGCAAATAGATGACTTGTGGGCTGAGGTTCAGCTAGAGATAGAAGAATTGCAAACACCGCCTACAGAAGAACAAATAGGGTTGCTTCATCCTAATTTTGATGTATAATGGGCTACATGAAATTGTCTCTCCAGATTAATTTCAAATTAGGCCCTATCAATTTTGCCGATTGATGGGGCTTTACTTTCAGTCTCAATGTGTATTACTCCCCTGTTTGGCCCCTATTTTTAGGGGCTTTTTTTTGGTATAATTAAAGCATGAGCAAAAGCCTACTAAAACGTATTGGCGTATCAGGTTACAACAAACCTAAGCGCACCCCCAGTCACCCTACAAAGTCACACGTTGTAGTAGCTAAATCTGGAAATCAAACAAAGACTATACGCTACGGTCAACAAGGCGTATCAGGTGCTGGATCAAATCCCAAGACCGAAAAGCAAAAGGCTAGGCGAAAATCATTTAAAGCAAGACACGCAAAGAACATAGCCAAGGGCAAAATGTCTGCGGCATACTGGGCTAATAAGAGCAAATGGTAATGAAAGGTTTATACGCAAACATACATGCTAAGAGAAAGAGAATTAAGGCTGGTTCTGGCGAGGTTATGAGGAAAGTTGGGGCAAAGGGTGCGCCTACTGCAAAAGCCTTTAAACAGTCTAAAAAGACCGCTAAAAGTTTACTTAGTAAGGCCAACTAACAGGGGTTTTTTTCCTGTCATCTACATGGATAAAGTCTTCGTGAACGCCTACTCCTGTAAAGCCCATAGCGTAAGCGTGCTTCTGAATAACGTAACGCTCGTAGCCTCCTACGACTCTTATGTCTGACGCTATACCTTGGGCGTGAGTCCCTGCCTTAACCTTTCTTTTTTCTAAGCTATGCCGTGGACTTCTATACCCGCTAGTGATAATAAAGGGAAAGCCGCAACGGTGACGTAGCTCGTCCAATCGCTCAAGAAAATATGGGCACATTTCATTCTCGCCAGTTTCCTTGCAGTCAAAATCTTTTAGCTTAAAGTATTTCATTTCTTTTTTGATGCAATCACACCCTCAAACGCACCGCCACCAAAATAAAACCCTACAATGGTAAGCATTATCCAGTCTATTTTAAACGCCTGTATGATGTCTGTAACATCGTCCGTAGAGTTCCCAACAAAATACAACGTCAACACCATGATGTAACTGGCTACAAAAGTCAAAGCAAAGATAATTGCAAGATAGCGTTGTGCAATCTTAAAAGGGGCGTAGGCAGATAATAAATCAGTTTTGGCCTTGGTGGTGGATTTGATATGTTCTTCGTCAGAGGTATGCAAGTCGTCAATTAACTGGAACCCCTCAGAAATTATCTCCCTACTTCCTAATATGCTACTAAGAATACCCATTATTTTTCCTTACGCTTCCCTATATAATGCGCCATAGCGTTTATACAAGCCAGTGCTAGAGCCACGAAACCCAAAATATTTAATAGCAGTTCCAAAACTTCCAGATTCCTTCGTAAGAATAGCGCATACCATCAGATAGTATGCAGTCCATGTATAGGCGTAAATAGATGCTACGGCAAAGCCTGCTATTGTGGTAACACCTAAATACCATGTGGCGTAAAAAGAACACTGCAAAGCTACCAATACAAGGCACATAGCCTGTAGTTTTAAAGCTAATCTATTATGTTCTAATTGTACCGCATGGAGCATTAGACATATACCTGTACCCTCGGTCAGTGCGCTAAATAAAAAGAAATAATCAGGGTGGAAAGTAACGTAATGGCTAATCAAAATCGCGCTAACTGTAAAGGTGAACGCAATCATTTTGTTGCTTTGACTTTTCTGCGCAAAACTAAGCGCAACCATTAAGCAACTTAAAAATGGAGTCATTTTTTAATTATCTTTTTCTTTTTTAACTTAGACTTTTTTTTCGCTGGTGGGTAGGTAGGGCTAGGCATATTTAATCCTTTTTAGATTTGTCTGTCAGTATTGGGTGTCGTTGCTTAATCATTATAACAGAAAGGCAGATACCCGCAACTAAAGACACAGCCTGCAAAATAGGGTTGAGCGTAAGGTCTATCCATCCTGCAAGGTCAAAGCCATTAGCCGCTGCGCTTGCTACTACGGCAGTTTCTACAGTAGATTTTATCTGCGGGTTTTCTGTGATTAATTTAACTGAAAACATATTTAAGCAACTTGTTATTAGAATTTCCGACAACCCATAAATTAGAACCCTCAGATACAATTCCCCAACCAACAGTAACTTCTGAGGCGGTGCTAAAGTTTTGGCCCGTATAATTACCAGAAGCATCATACTGGTGCACTTTTTTGTTAGAAAAAATAACCCAGAAACTTGAACCGTCCCACGTTATCCCATACGGAAAACCTTCATTAGCAATACTAAAAGACGTGCCAGCATATCCGCCTGCCGCTGTGTATTT